GTATTCTTTTTATATAATAAAAATGCATATCTTTAGATGCATTAGTTGAATCTGGTGTTGGATAAATATGTATTCTAACTTTATCAATAAATCTTTCTACCCAATATTGATTAGGTGTTCCTTTAGATAGTTTGTTAGAAAAACCTGCATAAGTAGATCTATCCACTTTTGTCATAGGACTATCTGATTGTGTCGTTTGAGTTCTATTAGATCTTAACTGTGCTTCAAGAACATCGGACATACCAAATACACTTGCTGGTGTAGATGCAGCGCTCGTGCCATCATCGCTAGATCTAAAAAAATCATAGTCTGACTGACCTTCAATTAAATCCATATTGAGTTCATCTATCTCCCAATAATGAATACCTCTATTGCCCCATTCTTGAAATAATATAT